TCCCTGGCGGTAACATCGTTACCGACGCTGCCCTGGCACCGGACGGCACCACTGGTGTTGTTGACGGTAAGGCCTGGATCGACGCGATCCGCGCAGCCAACAAGCAGCTGTTCGAGAAGGATGTGCCGGAAGAACAGGAACGGTACATGGCTGTCGACTACGACACCTTCGAGGCGATCAAGTATGCCACTGACGCCAACGGCAACTATCTGGTGCTGAACCGTGACTTCGGTCACTCCGGTGCCGGTGGTTTCGAGAACCGCGCCGAGGTGATCCGCATCGACGGTGTGAACATCTACAAGACCCGGAACAAGCCGAACACCGATGAGTCTGCGGACACTGGCGTGTACTCCAAGTACCGCGCCAACTACGCAAACACTCTGGGTGTTCTGTGGACTCGGGACGCGATGGCCACCGTTAAGGTGCAGGATATCGCCTTCGAGACTGAACGTGACACCCGTCGTCTGGAAGACTTCATGGTCGCCAAGATGCTGGTAGGTCACGGCGCTATGCGCCCGGAATGCGCGGTGGAGTTCGCCTCCGCGTAACCCTTCAAGTACCTCGATCTGGAAACAGGTCGGGGTACTATTTTTTGCCCGAGGTAAACCATGCTGACCAAACTTGAAGCAATCAACCAGATGCTGGACGCCATCGGTGAGGACGCCGTTTCGTCACTTGAGGCGACCGATATTGAGGACGTGGAGGCGGCTCTGCGTACCTTCGACCGAGTCAACCGGCAGATCCAGGCCAAGGGTTGGCATCGGAATACTGATACCGAATACGAATTGTCTCGGGATGTGAACAATCGGATCATCCTGCCGTCAAACACACTGCGTGTAGACTCGGCAGGTCCGCACCGTCACATCAATATAGTCCCGAGGAAGTTGAATGGGTTCTTGTACCTCTACAACAGGGACATCAACTCTTTCACCTTTGATCAAGACCTGATCGTTGACATCGTCCGTCTACTCGACTTCGAGTCCCTCACCCCGGAACTCCAAATGTACATCGCAGCGAAAGCCTCTGCGGAATACTACGCGGACTCCCTCGACTCAGGCACTGCAAGTCAAACGCTGGTTAAACGTGAGATGGAAGCGTATGCGGCGCTCATGGATGCCGAATCGGATACCGACGACCTCAACATTCTGAGGGACAGTAAGAGCGCACACTTCATTTCCTATCGAGTGAACAATCTTTTGAGCGGAGTGTAAGCAATGGGTCAACCTGTCGAAGGCTCTGTGTATCGCCTGTTCCAGGGCGTGAGTCGCCAACCTGATTCGCTACGTCTTGAGGGTCAGGTTGAAGAAGCTGTGAACGTCTGGATGTCTATAGTCAGTGGAGGTTTCGAGCCCCGCCCTGGCTCAGAGAGGTTTTTCTCCTCAAGTGTTACTGGCGAAGCTCGTCCGTTCGTTCATGCGTATCGAAGGGATAATGAGGAGAACTACCTTTTTGTCGTCCTCGATGGGCAGCTTAGAGTCTTCAATTCCGAAGGAACTGTCGTCTATAACCTGTCACTTCCTTACTTTGAAACTCCTGAGCCCATGGCGGATATCCGTGCAGTCACAGCCGGCGATACCACAATTCTTGTCAACAGAAGGGTCACTGTCAGCTACACAGATGCTCAAAAACCTGTCGGCGAAGACAGCGCGCTCATCACCTGTGTTAAAGGAGATAACACGTATGGTAGTTGGTATCTGCGCGTTGATATCGGCTCCTCCACCTATACAGCCTCTGCGTCCGATCTGGCCGATACCACCAGCGTAATCTCTACTCTCAAGAATGGACTAGGTATCCCGCCTGAGAAAGCCTCAGTGACGTTGAGCGGCTCCACATTGATCATCCGAAACGAGACGAACGAACCAATGAACGTGAGTCATCGTGATTTCTGGGGAGATCAGTCGCTGGTGGTGATCCATAAAGAAACACCTTCCACGTCAGATTTACCGCTGATAGCTGAGAACGGGATGATGGTTGCTATAGGCTCAGATCCTGAAACTCAGGTATGGATGCAGTTCCAAGCTACAGGGGCTTCTGAAGGTATGCGGATGATCGGAAGAGGTCAGTGGGTGGAAACCGTTGCGCCCGACTCAAAGTACGCCCTAGACGCCACCACCTTGCCGCGAGCCTTCAAGAACACAGCCGTGGACAGTTTTGCCTACGAAAGTATCGCGTGGGGTAGTCGCAATTTTGGCTTCGACGGGGATATTTTTGAACCCGCGTTCATCGGGAAAGGAATCGAAGATGTGACCTTCCACAGGGATCGTCTGGTAGTACTTTCTGGGGAACACGTCGATTGCTCCGCTCAGGGTGACTACTTTAATTTCTTCCCCGAACGGTCCACGGAAGTACTGGATACAGACCCTTTCAGCAGGACAGCCAGTTCGAGGAACGTGAATTACCTGTACCACGCGGTTCCTTTCCGCTCCCAGTTATTCATCATGTCGGAGAACGGACAGTTCGAGCTTCGAGGGGACCCTGTGTTGACCCCGAAAACAGCCACTTTAGAGCTGGCCACACAGTATCAAGCAGAACCCCGCTGCGCTCCGGTGGTTATGGGCAGTGAGCTGTACTTCCCGGCGACTATTGATAGTAACGTCACAGCCCTCTTTGAATACTACTTTCAGGAGGCTTCAGTCAGTCACACGGCTACAAACGCAACGATCCAGGTAGAGGATTATGTTCCTGGACCTGCCGTTAAGATGGTAGCCGACTCAGTGACCAACACCTTGTTCCTCCTACAGGAGCAAGAACAAAACGCTGTGTACGTTTATAAGACGTTCTGGGACGGGACAGAGAAGCGGCAATCTTCCTGGAGTAAATGGGTGTTTGGTCACGACATCAAGAACATAACCATCTTCAGGGACCGATTACTTTTAATCACCATTGAGGATGGACAACTGGTTACCTACCAAGTCCCGCTGAGCAACGCCTCACCGCTACTCAGCAAGGCTTCCAGTAAGTATCACCTGGACGCTGCGCTGAAGTCGACCAACATTACGAAAGACATGGAGAACGGTATTACCTACGCCGAGTTCTCTCAGAACCTCACCCCGTCCAGTGAGGTGTACTGCGTCTTAGCAGCAGGTGAGGATTCTTTAGTTGTTCTCGGAATGGTTCAAGCTGATGGCGTGACGGTACTCATTCCTCATGTCTCTGAGGCTGAATACGAAGTCTATGCGGGAGAACCCTTTGAATCCTCCGTAACGCTGTCGAAGCTATTCCCGAAAGATCCAGAAGGACGAGCCATCCAGCACGGACGGACTCAGCTGAAACGACTCTCCATAGACTACGAAGATTCCTCATACTTCAACGTCGAGTGGGAAGCCCCAGGGAGGACTAAGAAGCGGAGTCCCATGGACAGCAGGGAATCGAGTGACGCGCTTAACGTGAACCTTTTCCCAGAGCTTGTCGATGGGGTCCATAACGTGAAGCTAAGGGGAAGCTCTGATCAGTTGCGGATCAAGATCGGCAGTAACCAACCATACCCTTACAAGATCACCGGCCTCCGGTGGAAAGGAACCTATCACGATAAATACGGTGGTTAATTATGTGTACCGGCTATGAGGTTGCAGCACTCGTCATGATGGCTGCAGGTACTGCCACAACCATCCACAACAACAACCAAGCCGCTGAAGCCCAGGCCGAGGCGCAGGTGGAGATGGTGAAGCAGCAGTACGCTAACTCTCAGGACACGATCCGTGAGATCAATGAGTCCACCGAACAGCAGTACACAGATAGGATGCGTCAGGCACGGCGGGAGATTTCCGCCTTGTCTGCCTCTCTGGGCGAGGCCGGAGCCGTAGGGGCTTCCGGTCAGCGTGTCCTGTATGAGGCTGCTTACGGTGAGAATGTTGACCTGATGCGTATAGCGTCAAACGCCAAGAGTCAGCTCGATAAAGTCAACAGTCAGAACTTCGCGGCCTCCAAAGGCGCTTCCCTGAGAAACGCCATCCGGGCAGAAACGGCGAAGAATCAGAACATGGGCGCTGTTATGAACTTCGGAGCTAACGCCTCAAGCGTTGGAATCTCCTCGCAGAACCGCAAAGACGCGACCACACCGAAATCGAAAGGAGGCTGATATGCAGCGAGACACCAGTAGTCGGGTCCGTCGCATGAACCTGGATGCGCTGGATACAGCTCCTCGGGTACAAACCACGGTCACCAACCAGAACGTACAGATTGATCGTGGCGATCCTGGAGCCCCGTACAAGGCTCTCTCGTCCTCCCTGTCGAACTTTTTCAACAAGGGAGCCAACATGCTTCTGGAGAAGCAGCAGGCCGAAACTGAGGCCGAGATACGCTTACAGGAGCAGAAAGCCAAGGAGGCAGCGTTCGAGGCTTACACGGAGTTCGCCGCGTTCAAGGAATCAGAATGGGACCCGGATACCCAGGACTTGGGAGAAGAAGCCAGTCGTATCTTCACTGAGAAGTTCGGTGAGGAACTGTCCGGCTACTCTGTGTTCGATCAGACGCTGCAGCAGTCCTTCGACGCGATGACCCGCCAGGACATCGTTCAGGGCAGAGTCTTCCAGGCGCAGCGTCAAGTGAAGAAACTCTCTAGTGACCTGTCGACCGACATCCAGCATAGCTTCGCGGACCCGGCTCTGCGGGGTGACGTGAGTTCTGAGGACATCATCGGCTGGGCCAAGCAGATCAGGGAAATTGATAAGTCCCTAACTGATGGTGAGGCCTATGCGTACGTCTTCAAGAATCTGTATGACGGAGCCTCTGCCGGTGGCGGGGCAGCTGTCGCACGGTTCTCCAAAGTGTTGAGCGAAGTGCCTGTCGACGAGCGGGGCAATACGTTTGCCCGCCTGTTCCCCGGTCAGGCTCGGAAGCTGCTCACCTCGCTTACCGCTGATGTCCTGAACAAGGCAACCATCGGCACCCGAGAGTTTGCCGCCCAGGCCGCGAACAAAGCGGATATGTTGGCTGGTCAGCAGGATGTGGACGGTCTGATCGACTTGATGGGTGACCTGTCGGCTCACGTTTCAGCCAACGGCGGGGAGTCTGCTATCGGCCCTGTACGTGAGCGGATCAGTAAACACCTTCAGCAAATCTACGCCCGAGAAACCACGATCAAGAATATCCACGAACTTGGGCAAGACCCGAGCGTTGTGTCGAATCTGAGTAATGATCAGCTGAATGACCACGTCGGGGACTACCTCAAGCGAACCGGAATGCACGACCTCAAGTCTCTCGACAGTGAGCGTATCGTTCAGCTCTCCGGGTTCCTGGATAACGTCCAACAAGGTCGTGGTTACCTGCCGGAATCGGTGACCTCCTGGTTCACCACGGCGGTGGCCCGCGCTGACGATCCCATGGTCATGCAGAACGCGCTCATGCTGGCTGACTCCCTGTCTCCCCAGGCCCGGAAAGAGCTGTTCAAGGGGAACGAATACGTCTCCTCAGTGTTGAACGCTTACCGGGACATGAAGGAGTCCGGGGTGGCTAACGCACAGCAATACGTTCGGGAGTTCCTGGAAGACCCGCAGCTGGCCCAGCGGTACAAAGACTTCAGCTGGGAAAGCTATGAGGTCGAGAACTTCCAGGAGATTCTGGACGACGACCCAATCAGTCCGTTCACCGGGAATGCGGCTGACGAGATCGTTTCCTACCTGAACGCGGAAGGCGTGGTCGATGACGTTGACGCATGGTCCGACGTACGGCTCACCCCTGCGGCTGCTGACCGGATCGAGAAGGCGATGAAGCTGCGGGTGCTTCTCCATGAGAAGACCAATGGTTTCGCCTCACGCAGCACCATCACGGACATCCGTAACACGGTCGTCCGGGAACTAGCGAGAGATGGTCTGGCTGCTCGGAAGGTTAAGGCCGGGGGTTTGATCTCTGCGGATGAATGGGTGATCGACACCTATAACCCGAAACCCACGAACTGGGGCGGGAAGGATAACTACCTGACTGCCTACGACGACTTCGGTCGGCAGGAGATTCGGGCTCCTCACGTTAACGCAGAGGTGACCAACCCCGCTGGCGTACGGGAGAACCCTGTGCAGAACCTGCAGATGGCTCTGGACGAGCTTCCTGATTACCTTGAGGGGTTTGACTCGGAGATCATCGGTAAGGAAGTACCGAATGATCCGACCGGAGCTTTCATGGTTCATCACCAGTATGACGCCGGTATGCCTACCGTTCCGTTCTACATGCAGCCTGGGTACGCCTATGAAATCAACGGACAGGAGATTGTCATCCCCGAAGACCTCACGGAGGAGAGTCTGAAACCTTTGGCGGACCTACTGCCCAAGGGTGTCTATCCAGAAGTCGATGAGTTTGGAGGCGGGGTGAATCTCCTCGTCTATCCACATTATCGAGGTATGGATGACTTCAAGAATATGGAAGCTCTTAAAGCTGGTCCGAAGGAATTGGGCCGACCAGACCGGCAAGGTCTGTAAACGGTGGGGGCTCTGTGCCCTCACCTACTCCATCATCTTCTCCCTTCTCCTGATCACCGGAGTGCATCACAGCATGGAAGTGAAAGCCCAAGAGGCCGTTCCGTACAATGCGGAGGCCCTTAACTCTATGCGTCGTCTGTACGAGCGTCAGGGCATGATCTCCTCCACAAAGAATCTCACTACGTTTGAGAACGTGCAGGATTATGAAGACCCGTCCAAGTACGTTGACGACTTGTATCACGAAGCTGCTGAACGGCATGGCTGGAGCGTCCACGATACAAAGGATCGCGCCTATAAGCAGGAACGGTTCGAGTTCATTAGTGGTCTGGAAGGCTACCGCCGACAGGTCTACAAGGACACGAAGGGCATCGCCACGATTGGCTACGGCTTTAACCTTGAAGACCCGGCGAACCGTCGGTTGGCGAAGAATGTCCTGAATATTAACGACTCAGAGTACAGCAAGTTGGTGACGGGCAAGCGTTCAATCAGTAAGGACGAAGCGCAGGTTCTGTTCGACGCTGCTGTAGCTGAAGCCGAAAAGCAGGTCCGCTCGAAAACCAAAGGTCTGAAGCTCTCCAAGCATGAGCATCTGGCCCTGGTGTCGATGGCCTACAACAACCCCTCCCTGCTGGGCCGCGACCTCATGAAGGCGCTCAAACAGAAGGACCGCGAAGCAGCGATCCACGAAATCCTCTACAAGTCCAACCGCTCGAAATCCGAAGGGCTGGCGCACCGCCGTTACATGGAAGCCTCCATGTTCGTCGGAATGTCAGACGCAAAGTCTGTCCTGCCGCCGCTTGAGGATTACATGAGCAATTATTGATCGAGGTGACCATGGCAGACCCGAGACAGAACTACGCTGAGCAGCGTCGGCGGGAAGCCCTTATGAGGGAGTCTCAGCTCTCTCAACAAGTTGGAACCCCTAGCAACGTAAAACCTGGGGGACTCGAAACGGCCAAAGCGTTTTTCATCAACCAATCGCTGGTCGGCTCGTCTCTCGTTTACGGGTCTGACCGGGTCACTGAGAACGCTTTCGCCGGGGAGGCCGAGGAAGGTTTCAACCCGTACACCTACTGGTACGAGAACCGTGATCGGTTTGAGGACATCGGTCAGTTCATCCAGCAAGGTAAGTTCGACGATGTTCGCAATCCCCTGGCATTCGGCCTGAGAGCTGAGCGATACCGTAAAGAATTGGAAAACCGGAAGACCGAACAGGGAGGCCCTCTATGGGGTCAACTCCTGGGCATGGGTCTTTCGATGATCGACATCACTTCGCTCATCCCTGGTCTGGGTCAAATGCGGAAAGCCAAGACCCTTGTTGACCTGATGAAGAACACCGGCAAGGTAGCTGGTTATGGTGCCGGACTGACCGCTGCACAGGAAGTGGCTCTCCACCAGATGCAGGATCAGCGCACCGTGGAGGAATCCTTGTACGGTATCGGGGCGGGTGCTGCATTCGGTGCAGGTCTTGGAGCCCTGGTATCCGGGAACCCCAAGTCCATCTTCCACGCCACCAACCCGGATCACCCTCTGACCACGAAGAAGCCTATTGAAATCGGTGAGTGGCGTCCCGGTAAGGACATGCAGGATGCCAAGAGAGAGGCAGTCCCGGAGCCTGCCAGTGTTGGCGCAAAGTCTGCCGAGGACTACACGTACAAGATTCGTGGTCAGGATAAGCATGGCAGGGTCCGTACGTACGGCTCCAAGTTCTTCAACCTGTTCACCCCAGGTGGACGAATGGTCCGCTCCCTGTCCCAGACCGCTCGTAAGGTCTACTACGAGATGGCTGATTCTCCTCAGACTTTCACCGAGGAGAACCTTCAGGGTGTCGCTCACCATCCGGCTGAGATCACCGCGTCACGCTACTACCAGGACTTTATGGACCTCCGGGAGGAGGCCGAGATGGCTCTGGTCCAGGTGAACCAGCGGTTGGGCGAGAAGGATTCTGCAGCCAAGCAGGAGGCTAAGTCTCTTGGTGCCCGAGCGGTTAACTACGGGCGTTCCCTGGCTGGTAAGGAAGAAAATGTCCACTTCAACCCGGTGGAACGCTGGGAGTACAACGAACTGGTTAACTCTGCGTTACACGGCGGGCTGAACAAACAGCTACGCGATCAGTGGCTCGAACGGTTAGGCAGTGAGGATATGGTCGATGATCTGTTCCAGACTGCTAAGAAATCCGCCAAGGCCGTCCAAGACCTGAACACCCGGATGGAAAACAAGCTGATCGACGCTGGCCTGTTGGACCCGGACGATGCTCTGGGCGACAAGTTCAAGCTACCTCACATCTGGGACCACAAAGCAATCCGAGGGTCTTACGGTGAGTTCCGCGCTTGGCTGCTCGACTCGCTGGCTTCACGTCCAACCGATGACTACCTGCAGGAAGTCTGGAAGATCGACCAGAAGACCTTCGACAAGCTCGGTAAGGAGCCGGTCAAGGCTTACACCTACCCGGAGCGTGGGCAGAAGGCAGAACTGGTCGAGCAGGAATTGAGTCCGCTGGAAGGCGAAAAGCTCCGCACTCAGATTCTCGAAGACTGGTCCGGCGAGGAATACGAGCAGATGCTGGCCACGGCACATGCTCGACTGGAAGACGCCAAGGCTGCTGAGAAGCAGGCCAACAAGGACGTCATCGACATCAACAGGGAGCTGTTCGGGGCTGATGCGAAACTCAAAGGCTCCAAGCTCAAGAAGGCCCGAGCGGAAATCCGTAAGAAGGAAGCCGATTACCAGTGGTATCAGGCAGAAATCAAGAAGGCCAAGGCTGAGCGTCAACAGCTAATCCGTGCAGCAGAGGCGGCACGTCAGCAGAAGGTCGACCGACTGACCGCCTACAGTGACGAGGTTCCGACCTCCTCCGCAGATACCTCACTGGACATCACCACGTCCATCAGGGAGTCCCGCAGCAAGCGTAACGCTGGTGATGTCGTCTTTGATCGAGTTCGAGGCCCTGAGTCTGGCACAACCAAGCAGATCAAAGGCCGCATCCAGGAGATCGACAAGCAGGTCGCTGAGTGGACCAAGAAGTCTAACCAGCTGGCTGCGAAGGTGGACGAAGTGAACGCCCGACTGGACGCCGCCGAGGAAGCCTTTGAGAACGCCAAACGCTGGCGCTCCGAAGTGAAACAGCTCAAGGAGGAAATGCAGCGTGACAGGAACACTGCCCGAAAGGAGCGGCGCTCTGCAGCGAGAGCTTACAAGGCTGCTGAGAAGCGTCGTCCTATCGACGTGGTTGTGGACGAGATCGTTGAAAAGCTCACACGATCCTCTGAAGTTCCAACAGCCATGCTCAAGGACCTGGACATTGAATCCGGGCGTCTGAAGAAACGGCAGCTCGATCTGACAGACGAACAGGTGCTTGAAGCTCAACGTAAAGGCTGGCTCCGTTCCGATGTCTACGGGGTTCTCGACCGGGCTCATCAAGAGCTGTCGGCCACAATCGCCCTGAAAGAGAAGTTCGGAAGTCACACGCTCCGTGATCAAATCGTGGACGTGAAGCGGGAGTACGACGAGATCATCGAACAGCGCAGACTGGAAGGTGACTCCGAGAAGAATCTCGCACGGCTGGCTAATGAGCGTGACCGCGTGGTTAAGGACATCGAGGGTCTGCGTGACCGGCTGAAAGGTCACTATCGGATACCTGATGATCCTGAGTCCCTGACCTACTGGATATTCGACCGGTTCAGGGAGTTCAACTTTGCGCGGTTCGGTGCCGGGTTCCTGATCTCGTCTCTGACTGACCTTGCCTCTGTGTCTCTCCACAAGATAGGCGCAGCCCCGGTCTTTCAGAAGAAGTACCGTAAGGCGGTCGCAGAGGCGATGCGTGGTGCCCGCTCCGATGAGCTACGCCGAATAGTACAGGCCCTGGAACGCTCAATGCACCATAGCCGAGCGTCCACAATCGCTGGCGTGGATCAATCTCACGCAGCTGCTGGTCTGGGTCACGTTGGCTCCCGGAAGCATCGCATCACGTCTGCCATCGAACGGTTCACCAGAGGCACCTCTGAGTCGATGAACTTCGTCTCTGGGATGCAGTGGTGGAACGAGCGGTGGAAAGCCCTGGCGCTGATCCACATGCAGGACAATGTGGTCCGTAACATCGACGATCTTCTGGCTGCAGTGTCTTCCAAGTCGAAGACCAAAGAGCAGATCACGCTGACAGACAAACTGACCAGCGTTGGGCTCGGCACCGAGGAACTCACGTTGATCAAGCGGCAGCTGGAGAAGCATCCGCCGGTCGAGCAGGACGGTGTGTTCGAGCTGGGCATGGCCCGTTGGATGGACACCGAGGAGGGTCGACTGGCTGCGGATTACATGCAAGAAGCGATGATCCGTGAGGCAAACCGGGCGATCAACTCCCCAGGCATTGCGGACACTCCGTTGTTCATGTCCGGGCCGTTCGGCAAGACCCTCATGCAGTTCCAGACCTACTCGTTCACCTTCGTTAACCGGTTCATGAATCCGGCCATGCGTCGGATGCTGGACCAGCAGGACATGCAGACCATCTTCTCGATGGCTCATTTGGCCATGATGGCGTCTGCCGTTGTGACCATCAAAGACCTGCAGCGAGGTGAAGACCCAACGGAGCGCACAGCTCAGCAGTGGATTCACGACGTCATGGACCGTTCAGGTTTCCTGGCGATGTACTCCCCGTATGTCGCTCTGGCAAGCCAAGCGTTGGGCGGTACGACTCCCAGTCGGTACTACTCCAACACCTTCGGTAACCAGATGTTTGGCCCGTCGTTCTCCGCGATCACTGATCTGGGGAGCATGGGGTTGACCATCGTTGACCCGGAGGAGTCACCAAGCTGGAGCGACGTGCAACGCCTCATGGTCTACAAGCCGTTCCTCGACGTGATCGAGCGGGCTGCAGCTATCTCAGCGGATGAAGACTAAGGGGACCGCAATGGTCCCCACGTTTCAGGAAGAAACACATGGCCCAATATCAACCTTCAGTAATCGTACTGGATGGTTCGACTTGGCAATTCCCTGTCCCCTTTGCATACGAAGATAAATCCTACGTAGTCGTCAAGGTTGACGGGGTGGAGGTTCCGTACGATTGGGTGGATGACTCGACGGTCATCATCTCCTCCGGCTACTTCCCAGGCCAAGTTCTTACCATCGAGAGACAAACCTCTCCGCACAACAGGCTGGTGTCATTCAGTCTACCTGGATCTGTCACCCAGGCCTCTCTTGAACGTGACTCGAAGCAAGCGTTTGCCCTTATTCAGGAGGCGATGGCCGAGGCTTTAAGCGCCCTGCGTATGGGCGAATCCAAAGACCGAGCCACTGGATACGACGCGCACGAACGCCGCATCCACCGCGTCGGCGCTCCTGTCGACTCAACTGATGCGGCAAACAAAGAGTTTGTTGAATCCAAGCTGGCGAACGTCGACGTCAAGGCCTCTCTCTATGACGAGGGTCTTCAGGAAGTCCAGGCGCTGGCTGAGTCATGGCGAAATCTGAACATCTCTGTAACTGCAATCGCTCGGGGAACTCCTGGCTACGGCGTGTTCGATCCTGATGCCGGGACCCTGAACCTCTACCTGCAGGAAGGCCCCCAAGGTCCACCCGGCCCGCAAGGCCCTCAAGGCCCGATGGGTCCGGTAGGTCCTGAAGGTCCTCAAGGCCCGATGGGTCCGGTAGGTCCGGTAGGTCCGGCAGGTCCAGTGGGTCCATCAGGTCCAGAGGGTCCCCCAGGTCCAGAAGGCCCTGAAGGTCCAGAGGGTCCCCCAGGTCCTGAAGGTCCCGAAGGTCCTCGTGGTCCCATGGGTCCCCCCGGTCCCGAAGGTGACAAAGGCCCTCAAGGCGATATGGGTCCGACTGCTCTCGGGCTGGCTTTCGGCGGTTTCCTGATAGACCCGGACGGTTATCTGGCGTGTCAATACTACGGAGACGCTGATGAACACGATTTCAACATTGGCGCTGACGGCGTACTTGAGGTAACTATCTAATGGCAACTCTCCGCATTGGTAAGGTACGCCCCTCCCCCAAGGGAGCGTACGATGTCAATCTCACCTATTCAGCTTTTGACCTTGTCAACTGGAAAGGTAATTCCTATCTGGCGCTGAAAGATGTGCCCATCGGCCAGGAGCCGGACCTCGCTCCGACTTACTGGCAGCTCTACGCTGAACGCGGGACCGACGGTCAAGACGGTGCGACAGGTCCCCAAGGACCAGAAGGTCCTCAAGGCCCTCAAGGTGCCAAAGGTGACACTGGTCCCCGCCCGTCTCACGAATGGGGTGACGGCTCGACAAACCCGTCGACGTCCATCCGGTTCCAGAACGCTGACGGCTCCTGGGGCACTTACGTGGATATTCTGGGTCCGGTAGGGCCAACAGGTCCGCAAGGTCCCGAGGGTCCAAGAGGCCCACGCCCAGGTCATGAATGGTCAGGCACATCGCTCCGGTTCGAGCAGAGTGATGGCACCTGGGGCGCTTACGTCGACCTCCAAGGTCCGCAAGGCCCGGAAGGCCCCCAAGGCCCTCAAGGTGATCCGCCTCCGGCATCCGAACTGCTCTCCACTCTGAAGTCAGTAGACGGCTCTGGGTCAGGACTTGACGCTGATCTCCTGGACGGTCTTCAAGCCTCCGCCTTTCTACGGTCCAACGCCGCATCCGTGACGTCCAACACTCTGGGTGCCCGGTTCGGTGTGCATGGCGACTATGCCGGTGGTGCCGGTACTGGAACCAACTGGGGCGCGAACATCTGGGCAATGGGTCCGGCATACGACGGCTCCTCGTCCGGTACGGCCTACACCCTGGGTAACTACTACGGCATTAACTGGCTGAGAGCCGGTCACGGTAACGCTGATGCTGAAGTCGGTGAAGGCCTGTATATCTGGCAAGCAGGTGTTCGTCAGGCTGGCATCGGAACCGCAGGCATCGCAACCATCGGTGCTGTCCGGGCAGAAGGTGACGTAGTCACTCAAGGCTCTGTGACCGCCGCTGGGGACGTTACGGCCTTCTCCGACCAAAGGGTCAAGGTCAACGTCAAACCCATGCAGAAAGCCCTCACGAAGCTCCAGAAGCTAACCGGAGTGACCTACGACAGGACTGACATTAAGACTGATCGTCAAGCCGGTCTGATCGCTCAAGACGTGCAGAAGGTCTTGCCGGAAGCTGTGCGTGAGGTCGTTGTGGATGGTCACGGGGAAACCCGACTGACGCTGAACTACAACGCTGTTGTCGGGCTCCTGGTGCAATCCGTGAAGGAGTTGACAAACAGAGTAATCGAACTGGAGAAAGCTAATGGCTCTGCAGAATAGCGGAACTATTAAGGCCTCCGACATCAACATTGAGCTGGGGCGTTCTGCCTCGGCTCAGCTTTCGTTTGGAGGCTCAGAAGCCAGGGAATTGGCCGGGGTAGGTTCAGGTCCTATTAGCCTGAGCGACTTCTACGGTAAGTCGGACATCCTTGAAATAACCTACACAAACACTCAGGACCGCACCGCCGCCAACATCTATGAACTTATGGGCTCCCCTTCAGAACCTGGGATCTTCACCTTTGAGAACGACGCAGTTATCAGTGCAGGCTCGTCTAGCTATGCGCTTAGGACTGGAGCATTTCCTACAGGGTCCACGCTCATAATCGTGAACCGAGGAAAAATCCAAGGACGTGCTGGTAATGGGGGCTCTGATCACTCTGCAGGCACTCCTGGAGGGAACGCCCTACATCTTGATTGTCCATGCTCCGTCGACAACAGCGTAGGGCTTATATTCGGCGGAGGCGGCGGAGGAGGCGGTAGCCGCACCTACTACGACTCCTCCTGGGGCTTGTGGTGCCCTGGCGGCGGTGGTGCTGGTCTGAGTCCAGGCGTCAAAGGGTCAGGGTTCCGATACGGCACATACTCCGGGGGCTTCGCAAACTCCCGTGCCAGAGCCCCTCAATCAGGCACATCCACCTCCGGCGGTCTCGGAGGAAGAGCCCGTGTTTATAACACAGCGAACGGCCGGTACTACGAAGCCGAAGGTGGGGCCGGTGGTGGTCCTGGAATCTCTGGCGGATCAGGTGTCATAAGGGATGGCGGCTTGAGTTCCGTTAAGGGGAATCAAGCGACCTTTGCTGGAGGTTCGGCAGGTAAGGCTATCAACCTTAACGGATACTCCGTTGACATCACAGCAGGGAACACTCCAGACAGAATCAAAGGAGCCATATCATGACCGCTCAACCTACGCCAAAGATACTATCAGTCGATGAAGTCGCAAAGACAATGATCATCGACTGGGGAAATCAGATCCTAAACCACGAAATCCCTCTGTATATCCTTGAGAACCCAGGACTCACCAAGGAGGAGATTGTTGTGGTTATAGAAAGTCTACGACCTCCTGCTCCTGTCGAGTATGAAGTTCCTCAGTCCTTGAAAGATATGGTGGAACCTGAAGGCTCTGCCGAGGTGGTTACTGAGGAGGTCAGCCTGTGATAGTTAGAAACGTAAATTACTACAGAGGTTTCGCTATATGCACAGGCTCGATAACTAAAGGTGACAGTCTGGTAAACCCAAACAATCCAATAAACGCTGAGTATAACCAGCTCCTATACCTAGTGATCGGGAGTGGGAAGGCTAATGACGTAGACCTACCGTCAGCTGGGAGGATGTACGATCTATCCCAGCTCAAGGGACAGCCGATCACTTACCAGGGGGTTAGCGAAACCTCTGCCTGGGTTGCCTTTAACCCGCTCAAGCAGGATAAGGAACTGGACGTCGAAATCCTCAAAGGGGAGTCGGAGCGTACCCTTCTGGACGACGTTAACGACATTATCGTGGTTCCTATCGACGGTAACGTGTCAGTTGGCTCAACGACTATCGAAACCCTCAAATCAGGACGCCTGCCCGCAGGTAAATCAGCTGTGTTAACAGTCCCTACTGAAGCGGTCTGCGCGATAGTTAAAGTAGTTGATAGCTCCGTTTAACTAGATAGGACCAAAACGCATGGCTCAGGGTGATCGTCACTTCGATATCGCCCATGCAGTCGGGGAACTGAAGGGACGCATAGATACCCTGATTGACCTCCAGAACCACCACTTCCAGCAGATCGAAAAGGTCGAAGAACGCCAGGACAAGGTGGAGGAACGTGTGGGCGTTCTGGAGAAAAACTGGTCGAAGCTCGTAGGGATGTGCGTAGGAGCGTCGACCCTGATCACCCTGGCTGGATGGATCATCAACGCACTGCTCAAAGGAGGAGCATAATGTTCGCAACTATTGGTATGAAACTGGTAACCGGCATCGCCACCAAACTGCTGACCGAGAAGTTCATCATGAAGGTTCTGGTCGCTGTCCTGGGCAAGATTGCCGAGAACACCGACAACAAGATTGACGACGAGCTGATCAAGTCCGTCGAGGAAGCCTACTTCGGAGCTAAGTAATGGCCGAGCGTGAACACTCTCCCGACCAGCTCAAGGACGAACTGGAAGCGAAGCTGTTCAGGCACTTCCGCGAGACTCCTGCAGACCAACTTCAGGCATCCATGGTGAACGCCGCAGTGTCTTACTTGAAGGCGTTCCCGCCGACCAAGAAGTCTGAGCAGGAGAAGTCCGAGATCCGGTCCCGTATGGGCAACATGGATATGCCCATCCCCTTCCCGAAGCAAGCAAGGAAGTAACGCACAATGCTTCAGCCCCTCAAGATCGAGGGGCGTCCTCACTGGGAGTCCTGGGTGGAGCCCGAGCTGTGGCCCATCTTCGAGGACTTCCGTAATTTCCTGGCCGTTCTGTGGAACCACCTGGGGCTCCCTGAGCCTACTCCAGCGCAGTATGAGATCGCCCATAGGCTTCAGTATGGGTATGACTCTGCGGAGGCCCTGGAGCTGCCACAGGAGCTTCTGGAGGCATTCGAGTACGAGCCCCGAGAGGATATCGTACGGTGCTTCCGGTCCCTCGGTAAGTCCTACATCACGTCTGGCTTTGTGACCTGGCGATTGATGAGGAACCCACGGGACGAGAAGGTCCTGGTTGTCTCAGCTTCAGGCAGTAAGGCCAAGGAGTTCGTAGCGCAGACCAAGGGGGTGATGGCCTCCATGGAAATCTGCAAGTGGCTCCTGGACGGTGACCGTGAGAAAGGCGCGACCCGACGTGACCAAGCGGATCAGTTCGACGTCGCCTACGGCTCACTCTCACAGTCCTACTCAGTGGCAGCGCGAGGTATCACCGGTCAGATCACCGGTAGTCGTGCCACGTTGCTGGTTGCTGACGATATCGAGATCGAGAAGAACTCCCTCACTGAGGACGCCCGACAGCGTATCCTGCGGACGGTACAGTCCGACTTCGTACCCATCACCAAGACCGAACACGGTAAAGGCGACATCATCTTCCTGGGCACTCCCCAGACTGAGGAGTCCGTCTACAACGTGCTGGTCAAGCAGATGGGCTTCCGCTGTATCTGTATCCCGGTCAAGTACCCGAAGGCAGACAAGCGGAAGAACTACATCCTGACTCGGGATGAAGATGGCCAGCAGATCGACATCCTGGCCCCCTACCTGAAAAAACAGTTCGACGACGGAGAGATCGGCTACGACGATCCGACCGACACACGTTTTGGCCGTGACGAACTGATCAAGATCGAATCGAAAGGCCGTGCGACCTTCGCTCTGCAGTACATGCTGGACACCTCACTGTCCGATGCCGAGCGGTATCCCCTCAAGCAGCACGACCTGATCGTAATGTCCCTCAACCCGGAGAAAGCTCCGCTGACCCTGCAATGGGGTAAGGATTCCGATAGGAAGAACGTCATCGACGATATCCCAAACGTGGGCTTCACTGGTGACCACTTCCTGCGCCCGCTGTTCGCTGACACCGAATGGGCTCCGTATGACGCCCGGACTCTCTTTGTGGACCCTGCCGGTCGAGGCAAAGACGAGACAGCCTGGGCCATCATGTCCTCCCTCGGCGGCACGTTGTTCCTGCACAAGGTTGGAGGCTACAAGGGTGATCCTGCCGAGGCCATGGAGAAGATCGCCCTGGACGCCAAGAACTACAAGGTGAACATCGTGGAGGTCGAACCGAACTTCGGACAGGGAATGTGGGTGACGTCCTTTGGTCCGATCCTGCAGCGTGTGTGGCCAGGAGGTTGCACCGTACAGGAATCACCCTGGGCCAAAGGGATGAAGGAATCCAGAATCATCGACACCCTTGAGCCAGTCATGACGCAGCACCGTCTGGTCTTCGACGAGACTCTCATCAGGTCTGACGTGAAGGCTGACGATCCGGTCTATTCACTCATGTATCAGCTGACACACATCGCCAATGAGCGTGGGTGCCTGAAGCATGACGACCGGTTGGACGCTGTGGCAGGCGTAGTGGCTCACTTCATGCGGACCATGGCGCAGGACTCTGTGTCTCACCGTCAGGCTTACCTGGATGAACAGATGGAAGCTGAGATCGAGGACTTCTACGAGATGTTCGAGCAGTCCCCCATCGGGTTCCGTCGTCGAGGTAAACGCAGAGACGGAGAACGGAATGAAGTCTTGATGTGGTCTGTCTGAGGTGCTGTGTGGGGAGGAGATTATTAATCCTCCCCTACTTCAAGAAAAAACAGGTGACAGTCGTAAGGACTATCGTAAAGTTAATCGTACAGAGTAACTTACAGTATATCGTACAGTATATCTTTCAGGTGATCTTTCTGGAGGGACTGCGTCCCTCATAAGAACCCTCGAAGTGAACACCAGGAACTCTGTGGGTCAGAACGTAAGGCTACTCGATGAGAGGCTCTCAGATGCCGCACAGCACGTTTTTATGTAAGGATGACTCATTGCACCTCTTACCGATTTAAAGGTCATTCCTGGGCGTGAGACTTGGCGAGAGACTGTGGGTTGACATGGGGTTAGCCGTTTTGAAAAATACCCCGAAAATTTATACGCACACACCTCTCCCCCGCCGCACCCGCGCAGCACCCCCCGGTGGGGTCCAGGAATTTGCAGAGTGGGCCGGGTCGAGCCCAGGTAGATGATCGCGCACACGCGGTTAAGGCTCACTCGCCCGCCCGTTTCCACCTACTCGCAAGCCATGCCGTGTACAAAACCGTGTACACCTACAGCAGCATCACGCATAACTCATTGATTCAAAAGGGATTCTTCAGGTGGGCAAGTTGGCTGGATACTATCGAGGCCGGGTTAACTCCCTGATTTCCCTGCAGAATCACGAAAAGTACAGCAAGGGGTTGACTCAAGGCGACTGAATCGCTATAGTTCGCCCAAAGTAAACGCGGTTTGTGCTGTAGCACTCACACGCGAACCCCTGTTGAACTGTTTTTTCGCAATGTTCAACGCAACGCTTCAACGCAACGAACACCGAAAAGTACAGCAAGGGGTTGACAAGGGGTAAAGCAACTGTTAAAGTTCGCCCCAAGTTCCTCGCAAGGCAGACGCCAAGCGGTACAAGGTAACAGGCTGCTGAGTCTCTACCGGCAGATAACGGGACGTAAAACGCCGGAGCCTGAAACCTAAAGGGAGCGACCTGTTACCGATCCGGCAAGACTGGTAGGTAACGCAACGGTCAAACCCGAGTACAGCAAGTTAATGACTAGCGAGGGGTTGACAAGCAAAACATAATCTGGTTCAATACGAACCATCGAAACGAGGAACCAAACGGGTTCCGATAGAGAGACGGGAAGTCTCGACTTCGACGGCATGATGCCTAGCTCGCACTGGCTGACTTCGAGTGCCACCGGCCCCTTCAAAACGCACTGTGGCCGACCGGTGATAACAATAACGCAACGGCTACTGGCAATGCTGACGGTTGATTCTTTCAGTGGTCTGTAGGTCTGCCCTACGGGCCACTCTGAGAGTCTTCCGGCTCTACTCAAAGTACAGTAACTTGTTGACGAGGTGATCTATGACTAAGAAAGAATTGGTCAATATCGCCAGACAGTACGGGTGCGCCTCACTGTTAGGCGTGGACACCAACGCAAAGACCGTCAAAGGGCAAAAGCAACGGTATCTGACAGGAATCCTGTACATGATGCCTGATGACAAGCTCTGCCCAATGTCCATCAAAGCGGGCTGTCGTGAGGCCTGCTTAGTGTCTGCCGGTCGAGCTGCCTTTACGCCGGGAATCGGTCAGGTACGCGCTGCCCGTACACGGTTCTTTCATCAGGATCGTGAACACTTCATGGCGCTGCTGCTGACTGAAATCCGGGCGCTGGTACGCAAGGCCCAACGCAAAGGCATGACACCTGCAGTGCGCCTGAACGGCACCAGTGATGTGAACTGGGCCAATGTCACTTATCAGGGTCTGTCCGTCTTTGAGCATTTCCCGGAGGTGCAGTTTTACGACTACACCAAAAGTCCGTCCATCGTGCGGGCTGCTGCCGGTGAATCGAACTGGACCGTAACGGCTTCCTATAGCGAGGCCAGCGTTCAGTACGCAATGCTCATCAAAGCGGCTGCTGACAAGTACGGGGCGAACCTGGCAGTGGTGTTTCGGGATGGAAATCTGCCTGAAACCTTCATGGGTCGTCCGGTCATTAACGGGGATGAAACCGACCTGCGGTTCCTCGACAAGCAAGGCGTGATCGTGGGCCTGAAGGCCAAAGGTCAGGCCAAAAAGGATAAAACCGGGTTCGTGGTCGATGCTGCCCTGCTCGGGGACCGTCTGATCGCTGCGGCGTAAAGTACAGTAACTTGTTGACGAGTGGCTATCCTCTGGCGTCCCTGCGGGGCGTCACGGGATGTTCACACGCAACGATGGAGAACAGTCATGGCCTACATGAGTCAAGACAAGAAAAAACAGCTGATGCCGGGAATCAAAGCGGCACTCAAACAGCACGGCTTTAAGGGGTCCGTACGGGTGGATAACCACTCGACCCTCTGCCTGACCGTCACCGAGGGGCCATTCCGTGAGGCTGACGGCTGGTATCGACCGGTGAACCACTACTGGTTCGAGCAGCACGACTACCCGGAACACGTCAAGGCATTCCTGCGGGACGTGCTGGCCGCTATGAACGACGGGAACTGGGATAAGAGCGACCCAATGACCGACTACTTCAACGTTGGCTGGTACGTCGAAATCCAGATCGGTCGCTGGAACAAACCGTTCACACATAAGGAGGCCTGATCATGGCTTTAACAATGCGTGAGAAAACCGGGCTTGCTGCCCTGATCCTGATCAACGCCGCCCGCAAGGCAAACTGTCAGCCACTGTACCTGACCGACCCGGAAGGCCGGGAGAACGTCACCTTCTGGCCTGACTACGAGATTGCACACGTCCTGTCCGACGTGGAGCAGGCCTCCATCACGTTCATCGGCCCGGACGACGTCAAGTCCACCTTCTACACCGTCCTTGGCAATCAGCCGTGGGAGTTCGTCTACGACCACTCCGACCACGCGCTGGCCGAGCGGATCGGTAAGGCATGGGAGGTCGCCTGTCGAGCGGCCTTCGACCCGGACTACATGGGGGAGGAATCCTGATGTACATGCTCAGCGCCTACTCACCAGAACGCCAGCTCGGGGCGGTGATCCCGATCTCCGAGCGCGGTATGGCCAACTTAGCGACCCGTCTGCATGGCTGCTGGACGGAGGAACAAACCGCTGACGCAGTGCTGGCCTTCCGTGAAATGCGGGAGGGGCACTGGTCGAGTCCTAACGATCTGATGGCAGTAATCAAGGTGACCAATGAACAGGCAGGAGTACAACCAGCTGCGGCTTGAGGCCGAACACTGCGACGACTACTCGCAATACAAGCGGGAGATCAGAGAGATCGAACGCAAAGCACGTCAAGCGGGGCTCATTCAGTCCCCTGCCCGGTTCCAGGGCAAACCTGTGACATTCATCAAACGTCGACCAACTGGCCGTGTGAGGGCGAGAGACGCCCGTCATGCGGCTCAACTGATTATCGGAGGGTAACCCTATGACTGACCGTGCAATGGACGCTGTCGTCCTCTGGGAGGAGATGCTGACCGAAATGAACCGGGCTGACGTGGACGACCAGTCAGTCAGGACGATTGGCCGGTGGTTAAACAACTACCAGCGAGACCACGGCATCTGTGAGACACGCCAGCTGGCCATCGAACTGGCCGAACCGGCTGACGATATGTGGCGCATGTTCGAGCCTGCTCACAGCTGTGACCGTCCGTTCGACTTTGAGTGGGCTCCGGCATGGCTCCTCGCCCTGCATGAGATAGGGAATGGCCTGAGCGTGACCGCCCGCTGGGCTCATATCGTGGCCGGGATCATCGCCAGCTACGGAATCGACACGGAAGACGACGAGGAAATGAGCGATCACTTTCACTCGCTCCGGTCATTCCATACCGAACACAAGATGTCCTACCGCGATCCGAACGACGGGAAGATGTACGTCTGCGACAACGACCCGGACGACCCTGACGCACTTGAGCGGTTCTGGGGTGTGTACGGACTGAACCCTGAAGGCTTCGCCATGCACGTCGTCGATGTCCAGACCGAGGCGCAGGCCCGCGAGGTGATCGCTGCGCTCAACTTCTGGCTGAAGCGCAAGACCTACGACATCGTCGAGGAGCTGCCGAACGGCACCGACAACGTGTTAGTCCGTGGGCTGGAGCTTGAGGACGCCGAGCTGTGCCTTGTCCGCTGGATCGAGCGAGGCCACAACGCTTACCTACAAGACGTCGGAGGAGTGTTATGACCCGGCACATTCAATTCATCAACGTACGGCAGGACGTCAAGTCCACTGTTCTGAGGAACATCCGAAAGCTGGATGAGGAGGGAGTCCGCACCTTCATCAGGGCGCGAGGCTTCCGTCCGCTCAACCCCAAGGAAGACCTGGAGCTGGCACTGACGCTGGCATCAAACGAGGTGGACGCCATGTCCACACCTGAACTGCAAGCCTACCTGTAAACCGAGAGGAGAAGTGACTATGGCATTTACTGAAGCTCAGAAAGCAGCGTTCGAGTGCATCAAGGCTGGCGTTGAAGACAAGAACCTGTGCCTCGTTGAGTGTACCGACGACCGGACTGGCGAGGATGTGGTAGCCCTGTGCGGGGCCATCGAGATGGGAGAAGGTCGAACCATGTTCATCCCTGTCGCCAAGATGTTCGACGGCAACCCGTTCGAGCAGATCACCCCGAAGTTCAGCGAGGAAAGCGAGGAGGATGCGGCATGAAGGTCGAAGTATTCCGCAACCTGCGGAAGAACTGCTTCTCTGTCCGGGCTCTCGAAGGCGAGAACAAGGGCAAGGTGATCCTGCATACCGACGCTGTCTTGCTGAAGGACGTGGAGTTCCGCGTCCAGCAAGGCGGTCAGGCTCGGGTCCGCCGGGAGCGCAAGAAGTATGTCCATGCGTTTGTCCGGGGAGAAATCCGGGCGGTATCTTCCTTCGCGGCCAACACGCTGAAGGGTCTGGCCAAGTCCAGGAACATTCGGATGAATCAGTTTGCGTACAACCCGTACGAAAACGACACGTTCATCGACCGGCACCTGAGAGTCCCTCTCGCGTCCTCTGATTGGGCTGTTCTTGGGGTCAATGGTAACTGGTACATCAACGAAGTTAACGCCGCTGAGCAGCGTCTCAGCGCCTGAGAGTACAGTGAGTTATTGATATGGACGAACTTACTATTTGTGAGACTGCCAGCAGGGACACCGGAGTCCCTCTGGCGGACGTTCTTCTGCTCATTTCTTGCTCACTTTAATCCTTAACAACTTGTAATTATTTAAACGCTTGTTTTATAGGTAGCAGTCCGTATATTACGGCTACGTGACGCTGCCGATTGCATGAATGGAGGATAAGTTCATGATTGGTAACGCTATTGCTGATGTGGATTTCTTCAACCCCACTCACAGTCCGGCAGCGAAAGCCCGAGAGTTAGCTCGGCAGCTCCTCATCCAGAGTTCTGGTGAGACTGTCAACGTGCTGTTCCAGAAGAAAGACCGCTCTCTCCGGTATCTTCGTGGACGGCTCGGGGTGGTGGATCATTTGGTTGACCCGATCAACGGCGATCCCCAGGCTGCCGACACCCCAGAGATGATCACGATCTTCGACGACGACGTGAAGGGTTACCGGAGCGTCACCATAGACCGGATTCTCGCAGTGAATGCCTGCGGTGTCAGGTTATGCGTCGGCCTGTGATCGTCTGGGCATAAGGGCTGCAAAAGGTAACGAGAGGTAAAACTGCATGGAAGACAACAACTTACATTCAGGATCATCTGGGCTTGCGAAATACTTCGCTATCTTCTGGCTGGTAACACCGGCAATAATCCTTTTGATTCAGATAGTTAGGCAGGGGTGACACCTTTTTGAGCCCTTATGCCCAATGAGAAAGAACATTGTGTAGTCATTAAGATATAACACTGCGACTTCGTAGTGACTAACATAATGTTTGTCTTTGGGTCTGCCTCCCACTATCATAGTCCAGTGAGTTATTGACACTTGAGTTACAGTGCAGCCCAACGTTCTCCGATGGAGAAACGCTCGGGCAAGAGTTTAAGGGAGACAGCTATGTCTACTAGATTGACCGCCGACAGGACGTCAGTTGATTCAAAAGCGCGGAGGAAGCGCGCAGGGATGGTTCTCAAGCAACTGAGAGCAAAGGCAGGATACACACAGAAAGAGCTGGCACAGAAGGCTGGCTTGGAGTATTACACTTTCATCTCCCAGATCGAGAACGGAAGTGGTCGTGTCCCTGTTGAACTGTACGGTGAGTTCGCCCAGGCCTACGGTGTGGATGTCGAGAAGTTTGCCCGAATGATGGTCCGACTGTATGACCCGGCGCTCTACAACTGGCTGTTCTATAACTCTCGGGATGTTGATGAGGACCAACAACTGTTGGAACTGATGAACTCGTGAGGAAGGAATGATTGGTTATACACTCGATCTGATTAACAACATCAACCAAGACATCCTGTTCACCGCCTGCTTTGGGGCGTTGAGCCGGGTCACTCACTGCTCTGTTGAGCTGTCAGATGTGTGTACGACCGACGAAGGAGACTTCTATCAGGTAGGCGAACTACCTTTCTGTAGTGTCACTGTGTCCGTCGTAACGAACAACGATAACAACCAACTTCAGGTATTCGTAACGCCCCTGTCGGGCTCACTCGAAGACATGGGCAAGGTGGAGGACTGGCTTGGCTTGCTCAAGAGGGAGCATACCAAAGTCATCCAGGATTATTTGCTGGAGGATCAGGGCTATGAGCGTATTCAAACGGCCTAACTCAAAACATTACTACATGCAGGTTCCCGATGGTAAGGGAGGCGTTAAGCGCCTCTCTACCAAACGGACCACAAAACGTGAGGCCGAGCAGGTCAAAGCGGCGTACCTCAAGGAACTGCAGGACCGCCAGCAGCTCGGCGTTAAGTCTACCATCAAACTACAGCAACTAGCTGACGAGTTTATCGAGTACAAGAAGTCAGAGAACTTGGACTCGATTGACAAGATCGAACATCACATTAACAAGCTGATCGGTGGCGGGAAGTGGGGCCGGGAGGTCTACCACCTCGACCCTGACATGGAAGCCCATGAGCTAACCGTCCGGGACATCGACAAGTACAAACAGGCTCGTCTGCGTGAAGGTCGAGCCCGAAAGACAATCAACCTGGAACTCGAACAGCTGCGCGGAATGCACAAGTACGCTGTCAGCCGTGGGTACAAGGCGAACTTCCGTCTGGAAATCCCCATGTTCAAAGTGAGGGGCAAGTCTCGCTGGCTCAGTCATGAGGAGGAGGAAGCCCTGCTCCGTGAGCTGGACCCTAAGCGTGAGGCTCCGGGCATGGCCAAGTATGAGGACCGGGAAGGTTCTGTCCTTCAGGCCAAGCTGCAGGACCAGCACGACATGACCGTCGTTCTGTTGGACACCGGCAAGAGGTACATGGAGATCGCCTCCATGCCGTGGTACTCAGTGGATACCAGGAACTGGCAGTGGATCGAGGTCTATCAGGAGAAGACTGATGATTGGGGCAGATTCCCCATGACAAAGCGCCTGAGAGCCGTCCTGAAGCGTCGTTGGGAGAACCGTAGGTCACCCCAGTGGGTCTTCCCTTCTTTCATCGACAAGAAGAAGCACAGGGCCTACAGCACGAAAGGTTTGAAGAACGCCATCGAACGGGCGGGACTGAACTCTGACCCTGAACTGGTTCGTCGTCGGGGCCGGGTCACTCCGCATACGTTGCGTGATACCTTCGCCTCCAAACTGGTGCAACGGAACGTCAGTCTCAAGACAGTCCAGACCCTGCTCGGTCACAAGTCAGGAGCGTCCACTCAGAAGTACGCACACCTGCAGCTGACCGACGCTGCGAACGCTGCCGTGGCGGCGCTCGAACAGGGGTGACACCTTTTTACGCCCTTATGCCCAACCGGCATTCCCCACCTTGATGCCCTGCCCTTCGGCGGGGCTTTTTTATTTGCGGAGGATTCCTCTATGTTGCGATTGATCGCCACACCTTTCCGTTGGATCGGCAACCACCTCGCCGCTCGTCTCGTCGCCTTGCTGGTGATCGGAGCGTCACCGCTGATGGTGGTTCAGGATTTCTTTGAAGGGCAGCGAATGGATAAGGACTACTGGTCAAGCGTACTGGAGGTCCTGGGGAACTGCCTGGACCTGATCCTGGTTGGCCGTACGCTGTGAGGTACAGTAAGTGTTTAACTAGTTAGTTACACTGTGTACAGTCAGGCTGAAAAGGTTAGTGACAAAACCGTGTACACCGGGGATGAACTTTATGAGGGCAAAAAGAAGGGGGACCGGTAAGTACCTGATCCCCCTGCTAAATAATGGTGGGTCGTCGGCGACTCGAACGCCGGACCAATTGGTTAAAAGCCAACTGCTCTACCAACTGAGCTAACGACCCAAACGAGGCGCATATAGTAATGAATTTTTTGGGCTGTTCAACCCCTTTATTCACTTTCTTGTCACTTTTTTTGATCTC